GATCCGGCTGCCTTATCTCCTTCGATAACATCGTCTTTAGCACCCATTCTGTTGACCTGTGAAGGAGTGAGGATAGGGATCTTCATCTCCTTAGCTAGACCCTTCACCGAAACAAATACATCATCGATTTCATCCTTACGTTCGGTGTACTTCCGGGAAGGGGCCCGGAGATAGTCAACGTAGTCGATTATCACAAGATCGGGTTTATGACCCATATCGGTACACTTCTGGAGATGGGATTTAATAGTATTAACGGTAGCGGCTTTAGGAGCATACTCCTTTACTATAAGCTTTCCTTTTAGTTCATTAACAATTTTCTCTACTTCGGGTCTGTGCTTATTCACTTCGTCGATGCTGTAGCCGGTGAAGTAGCAGTCAAATCGCTTACCTACATAGTCTTCTCCTAGCTCGAGGGTATAGTAGACGACGTTGAAGCCTTGCTGGACTGCATGAGCACCAGCAGCAACCATCATCCAGGATTTACCACCACCCGGGTTACCGAAGATGATGGCAAGGTCTCCGGGTCCCCACCCCCCTTGTATGGCCTGGTTGATAGTAGCCCAGGGGGTGGAGACAGTCGGTCGGTAGTCTTCTCGGTACCGGCTCTCGATATCCTTAAGGTATTCATGACCGATATTTTTATCCATACCTGCTTTTAAAGCAGCCTCAATCATTCCTCGGATAGAGTCGTAGTCACCTGCATTCAGCAGATCGGCGCTATCCATAAGTGCCTGCTTAAGCTTCTGATTCTTGCAGAAGGTATTGAACTCTTCCTGGACGTACTTTAGGTCCTCTTGAGAGGCCTGGTAAGAGTTTCGAAGCTCTTCCTTGATAGCAGTCTTAAGGACGTCGTTTTCAACTTTCTGAAGTTCAATCCTTAGAACATCTAGCGAGATGGTAGTATGGTACTTATCAAAGTATGATAGAGTATTCTTGATGATCCATTTATGGGAATCAGCATCAAAGTATTCTTCGATGATAGTATCCCTTACATTAAGTAGGAATGTTTTATCAGTAAGCAGCGAACCCAGTACTTTAATCTGAAAACCTTTACCGTATTGACTGAGCTTTTGTAGTGTCACTTTTTAACTGTTAAAATGTATCTGAAGGTTTCTAGCCAACTTTCTGTGTTTTTAGTAATCCCGTGTTGGATGTTGTCTTGCTGGAGCATTAACATAAATGCTGTTGCATTTAACTGCTGGCAGGGCGATCCTAGGACATCTAATATAATACTAATCTGGGTGTCTGACAACTGTGGCTCCATAAGATTCATCAGTCCGTAGTTTTGATCTACGACGTGCTTGCGTTCTAGGATCTTTGCAAGGATCTTAGTCTTCTGCACACCCTCCTCACACACCTCGTAAACGTAGTCTAGGTCGGTGTTAGGGATAGAGGCGAGGTTCGGGAAATGTTTGAGGACACCCTTTATTCCTAGCCCCTTAACACCTTGTAGGTTATCGGAATTATCTCCTAGCAATGCTTTTACAATCAAGTAATTGCTTGGGAGAACGCCCTGCTCCTCTAGCACTTCAGCAGGTCCGTAGTTTTTCTTCTTTATAGGGGAGTGGACCCGGACGTTATCGTTGACAACCTGCATGAAGTCCTTATCCGAAGACACGATCGTGACTTTACTATCGCTAAATTCCTTAGCTATAAAAGCAATCACATCGTCAGCCTCAACCTTGTTGATTGCAAGCAGGTCTACAGGTAACATATGCAGGTATTCAACCAGTCTCTCGATCTGTGCGGACATAGAAGCGTACTCCTGATCCTTGTTGTCGTACATCTCCCAGTTGGTGATCCGGCTGAGGTTCCGGTTGGCCTTGTAGTCTGAGTTGACTAGCTTCCGGGCGGCTGTAGAACCGGGTCCGTCAAAAACAATTATAATCCTGGTAGGATCAAAAGTCCTGACTAGGAATCCTAAGCTCTTAAGGAACCCGACAAGACCCCCGACATGGGAGCCTTGCGGATTCATAAGATTAATCATCGTGAAATTCCTTATAAAGGTATTCATCGCGTCGATAACTAGGATGTTATCGTTAAGTCTTCTGGGTTCCGATACCTGGATCTTAGCCAGCATATCGTCGTACTTACCCATTATACTTCCATGTTAAGGTCGAACTCAATTCCGATGTCTCGGATGTCCTCTTCCATACTACCTTCCTCCACCAGCACAAAGTCGGTTGAACCGAGGGTCGTGAGCCAGTAATCGGAATGTTGCTTTTTATAGTTATCGATTGCTTTCTTATCGTCTTCCAGGAAGCCGTGAGTAGTCATGACGATCGCACCTCG